GGGCCAGCGTGTCCGGGCGCGCGCTGCAGGGCGGAAGCAAGGCGGTCTCATACCTCGGCGGCACGGTCGGGACCGTCGTGCATGAGACCGGGCACATGCTCGGGCTCGGGCACGCAGGCCGCGGGCCCCGAGTGTATGGCGAACGCGATGCATGGATGGGCAATGACCCCGGTCGCCGGCATTTCGGCGCGCCGCATCTGGCTAGACTAGGTGCGATTCCGGACGAGCTGATCCTGCGCGTGCCCGGCACCGAGGCTGTCTCCTGCATGCTCGTGGATGCGGATGCCCAGCTGCTGTCCGTACGGCCCGGCGAGCGCAAGATGATCGAGCTGTCGTTCCCATCCCGAGCCCCCAGCCGGCGACTGGCCATCTCATACCAGGGCGACCGCGTACACGTTCACCAGCCCTGGAATACCGCCGCGGACTCGTGGCCGCAGACCAGACAGGTCGAGTCGCTGGTGCCGGGCACGTGGTGGGAGGACCCTGACTATGGCATCCGCGTGCATGCCCACCGGGTGGAGGATCATGCCGCCGCCGTGACCGTATCCGCGGCCGGCGTGGTGGCCACGCCTCCGCCATTGGTGGAGGACCCCCCAGTCGCCGGCATTCGATTTGCCGGCCAGAGCGGGTGGTATGGCGTGGATAGTTGGTCGGTCCAGGGCCTGTCCATCTTCCACCTGCCCGGGCGCGACGAGGTGCTCGTCGAGTGGCTCGGATGGCTGCCGAGCAGCCAGCATGCCGGCTCAATCCGCGAGTCCCAACAGATGTGGTGCTTCGGCGTGTGGCCGGTGCAGGACGGTGCCGCATCGGGCGTGCTTCGGGCAGGCATTGTCAACAGGTCGTCGGGCCGGGTCCAGGTCCAGGACGTGGGCACCGGGCACCTGCATTTCCCGGAGGATGGACGGTGCATCTTCCGGGCGATGCATGACAGGCTCGGCCGATTCGCGATACCCGCCACGCGGATCGCTCGCGCATCGGACCATCCGCTGACGGGCCGCTGGGGCATCGGTTGGCAGGAGGGTCTGATCCTCGGCGTCGCAGATCACGGGCGGGTGGTCGCCTATCACCTGCGATACGCCGGCGACACCCAGGCTTGGGATATGTGGATCGGTGACGACCTCGGTCACCTCACCGTTAAGCGGATCAGCGGCGGGTATCCGGGTATCCGGGCAGATGCTGAGATCACAGAGGCAGGTCATGCGTCGATTGAGGCCGAGGGCGACGGTATACTCGTCCGGCTGGGCGGCGAGGTCCGAAGAGGGCACAGACTAGGCGGCAACGCCGCTTCTCGGCGCTGACTGATGCCGTGCAACGACAAGTGGCCCTGAGATGCTGTTGAGGTTGACATTGGCCGTGCTCGTCCTGACAGCCTCGTACGGCATGGGTTTCATTGTCTCGATGGTGGTCTATGTGTATTGCCTCGGCCAAGACCTGCGGATATCCCTTCGGAAATCCGTATGGTGGCCGGGCTCAATCAGGAAAATGCTGAGGAGAAGACATGGAAGACGATATGAATGACACCACGGGACCGGCGCCCGAATGGCCTCCGGTAAGTGCCGAGGCAGAACTCGAGATCCTGCAGTCGACGGTCAACGACTACGCGAACCAGGTGCTTGATGGTGGCTTCAAGACGGCGGCCCGGGCGTCGATCAGTGAAGGGTCCGAGGCGATTCGCTCGATTGAACGGAAGCTCGAGGAGTTGAATGGCCGAGTCGAATACTTGCTGGACCAAGCTCAGTAACCCCGAATGGTGGCGCCCAAGATCGTCGACGATGACTTCGCTGAATGGATCATGTCGTTCCGGAACAGCCCTCTGGATGCCGTCTGCGCATGGTACCCGTGGGGTGAGGGCGCGCTCAAGCATTCGGACGGGCCGGACAAGTGGCAGGCGCGGGTGCTGGCCCGGCTGCAGAAGCGGTTGGCTCAGGATCCGCATGTGATCCGTATCGCGGTGCGGTCAGGTCATGGTTCGGGGAAGCAAATTTGTGTCGACGAGTGGGTGCCCACGCCCAACGGAATGAGGCCCTGGGGCGACATTCGACCCGGTGACCTGCTGTTCGGGAGCGACGGCTCACCGACCCGGGTCACGGCCAGATTCGATCACATCGACCAGCGTTTGTACCGGGTGACCTTCGATGACGGTTCCAGCATCCGCGTCGGGGGTCCCCATCAATGGGCCGTGCGAGGCCGGCAGGAGCGCAGGAGGGGCATCGAGGGCTGGCGGGTGATGACCACCGAGGAGATCCTCGAGGCGGGCGTCAAGCGTCCCAATGGAACGGCGCTGGACCGGAAGTGGGAGATCCCGGTGCAGGGCCCGGCCCAGTTCGAGGAACGCGAGGTCGACATTCACCCGTACCTGATGGGCGTCTGGCTCGGTGATGGTTCCAAGGGCGTGCCATCGTACTGCAAGCCTCACCCGGAGGCCACGGATAAGGTCCGGGCACTCGGCTACGATGTATCGGAGCGCGCGGACGGGAAGCAGAAGTACGTGCTCGGCATCTCCCACCTGATTGACGACCCGGTGTTCTACCGTGGTTCCCATGAGCGATACATCCCGAACGACTACAAGTTCAACACGGTCGAGAATCGCCGGGCGCTGTTCGAGGGGCTATGTGACTCGGATGGCGAATGCACGGACTGTGGCTCGATCTGTTACTCGTCGTCGAGCGAGCGCCTGATCGAGGACGTGATGTGGCTGGCCCGGTCTCTCGGTTGCAAGGTGATGCGCCAGCCGGCGGTCAGGTCTGGATGGTACCCGCATCCGGAGACCGGCGAGCGGGTCGAGTGCCGGGACTCGCATAGGATCACGATCAACGCGCCGTTCAACCCGTTCGCGATCGCACACAAGCGGGACGCGTTCCGGGTGTCGGAAGAACGGTACAGGAAGCGCTGGATCGAATCCATCGAGCCGGACGGGCGAGGGGATGCCATGTGCGTCACGGTCGCGGCCGAGGATGAGCTGTATCAGGCCACCGACTTTATCGTCACGCACAACACGGCGCTCATCGCCTGGATCATCCACTGGTTTACATCGACCCGGCCGAACCCGCAGGTGGTGGTCACGGCGAACACGAAGACCCAGCTTTCGACCAAGACGTGGCGAGAGCTGGCCAAGTGGCAGGAGCACGTCATCAACGGCGACTGGTTTCAGTGGTCGGCAACCAAGTACGCGCTGAAGGGGTCGAACACGTGGTACGCTTCGGCCATCCCGTGGAGCAAGAACAACCCGCAGGCGTTCGCCGGAACGCACGAGAAGCACGTGCTTATCTTGTTAGACGAGGCCAGTGAAGTGGCCCCGGAGATCTGGGAGACCGTGGAGGGCGCGCTTACCACCCACGGCGCGATCATGATGGCGTTCGGCAACCCGAGTTCGGTGACCGGAAGATTCGCGGAGATCTGGCACAGATTCAGTAATCTATGGGATAAATTCCAGGTCGACATCAGGTACGCAAAGATGGCGAACCAGACGCTGGTTCAGGAATGGATAGACACCTATGGAGAGGACAGTGATTTCGTCCGCGTGCGCGTGAAGGGCCTGCCACCGAAGCAGGGCGCCAAGAGCCTGATTGGCCGGGCGGACGCCGTGGCTGCCGCCAAGCGGGATATCCCGGTTCGGGACGTCAACCCCTCAGCACCGCTGTTGATGGGCGTGGACATTGCCCGGGACGGCAACGACGACTGCGTAATCTTGCTCCGGAAGGGGCCGAAGGTTCATAAAGACATCAAGGTCTTCAAGGAGCGGGATCTGATGAAGACCGCGGGCATCGTGGCGATGGAGATCAACAACCATCGGCCGGACGTGGTGTTCATTGATGCGGTGGGTATGGGCGCCGGCGTTCTCGACCGTCTGATCATGCTCAACTACGGCAACGTGGTGGGCGTGAAGAGCGGGGAGCAGGCGGATGATAAGGACGTGTACTTCAACCGCAGAATCGAGATGTGGCACCGGATGGCCGTGTGGATCAAGGGCGCGGACATTCCGTACGATGAGCGACTGATTGACGAGCTGACGGCCCCGGAGTACCACTACGACGTCCGGGATCTGCTGCGGCTGGAGAAGAAGGAGGATATGGAGCGCCGTGGCCTGAGTTCGCCGGACGTAGCCGACGCGCTTGCGCTCACATTTTCCTACAAGGTTCCGGCCAAGGCCGGCGACGAGAGCGTGGAGACGGAGCCGGACGTGGTCTGACATTTGCGGGCTAGGCGGGCCTGTGGTAACGTCGCACAAACACCGGAGGGCCACTCGTGGCTGATGACAGGATAAGGCCGGAGGCGCCCGCCGGGCGTCAAATCGACATCGAGGAGCTGGTCGACTCGGTAGACCCGGACCCGGGCTACACGGTGGTTTACCCCGCGCGCAACCCGGGGGAGCGGGACTTCTTGGAATTCGACCCGTATGACTGGGTGGGGGAGTAACATGCCGGAAGGGGAAGTCGAATTGCACGGGCGGATCAACGCCCATGGAGAGGACATCGCCGTGCTGAAATCGCGGGTGGATAGCGTTATTGAGCGGCAGAAGAGGCTCGAGGAGTTCCGGGAGGAGGACAAGAAGGATGCGCAGACAAAGCACGATGAACTGTTGACCGCGATCACGTCCAATAAGCTTGCGACCTCGGTTATCACCGGGAAGGGCTCGGCGGTTGTCGCCGTGGTGACCCTGCTCCTTTTGTTGCTGGGATCTGCCGTCGGGTGGCTTGGACTGGTAAAGGAATGGATTACATCATGACCGAGAGATCTCTGTCAGACGAATTGGTGGTTCACCCGCGACAGCTCGAGATTCATGCGAGCCTGGCGATCTTGGCCAAGGACATCGCTACCATCCTTGAAAAGCACTTCCCGGGCTGGGCATGGGCGATCGAACCTGATGAGCGCGGCATGGTTATCAACATCAAGAACCTGCACCTACACGACGAGTGGGGGTATACCATTCGCACGGTCGAGATCCACAATGACCCGAAGCGGCGCCTCGCATACACCGCCGGATGGGAGATCCTGAACCGGTTTGGACTCGAGGCCCGGGGCCTCGGCCAGCAGGTCGACAGGCTGGCGCTACTCCCCCGGGACGCCAAGGGGCGTGTTCAACCCCTCCACGTGTGGGATCGCATGACCCGGCAGCAACGGGAGCGGCAGGCGATCACGGATGAAGCGCAGCGGATCCAGCGTCTAGTGGAGATCAATAATGGAAGATGATCTTGAACGCCAAGCGAACGAGCAGATTGCCACGCTGTCGGAGCAGATCGATCCGATGGACGAGGTCGATGGATACTGGCTGAGGTTGCAGCGGGAGTCGTGGTCGCAGGCCGACGACTGGTTCGAGACGACGATCCGGCACCGCATGGAGAAGAACCTCAGCCACTACAAGAATCTGCATGCAGCGGGGTCCAAATACAACCGGGAAGAGTACCGCAAGCGCTCCCGCCTGTTCAGACCCAAGACCCGGACCGCGATCCGCAAGATGGCGGCCAAGGCCGTGCGCGCATTCTTCGCCACAGACGACGCCATGTCCTGCGAGCCGGCGAACGCGCGTGACGACGAAGATGTGCTGGCGGCCAAGATCCACGAGGAGGTGCTCAACTATCGGCTCCGGAATTCGGTCCCGTGGTACCAGATCACGGTCGCGGCGCTCACCGACTGCGCGATCAACGGCGTGGTCGTCTCCAAGCAGTTCTGGGACTACGAGGAGGAGACGCGGGAGATCAGCGAGGTGATTCCAACCGCGGAGGGCGTCAAGCAGGTCCGTCGCACGGCCACGTACGTCAAGCATGATAGACCGATGACCAGGCTGGTGCCCTTTGAAAATATCCGGATCAGCCCCTCGGCGGACTGGCTGGACCCGTTCGGCACCACGCCGTTCATCATCGAGCAGCGCCCGTACTACGTGGCGGATCTCGAGCGCCGGATGGAGCGCTCCAGGCTCATCCCGTACCGTGACATATCCCGCGAGATTCTGATCAGGGGCAAGGAGGTCCAGTACGATTCCGTCAGGTCCAAGCGCGAGGAAAGCCATGATCGGTTCTCCGAGACGTTTGCCGGCCACACCCGCGAATACGACACGGTGTGGGTGCGCGAGTGCATCATCAACGTGGACGGGATGGACTGGTACTTCGAGACCGTCGGCGACGCGGTGTTGCTGTCGGACCCGGTGCCCCTGAGCCGCGTGAGCAAGATCGGGCGCGCGTACCGAATGGGCCGGTTGGAGATCGAGCCGCACACGCTGAACCCCTATGGACTAGCCGATCTCGCGGAGTCCATCCAAGAAGAGGCCAACGAGGTCGCCAACACCCGGATCGACAACGTCAAGCACGCGATGAGCGGCCGGTACTTCGTGCGCCGCGGATCCCAGACCGACATTCGGACCCTGATGCGCGGGATCCCCGGTTCGGTCACCTACACGCAGAACCCGGGGGCGGACATCAAGGAATACCGGCCGCCGGACGTCACTCGCTCGAGCTACGAGGAGCAGGACCGGCTCAATCTGGACATGGATGACCTGCTTGGCTCGTTCAGCCAGTCCACGGTGCAGTCCAACCGGGCGATGAACGAGACGGTCGGCGGCATGAACATGCTCCGAGAGTCCGCAGAAGAACTCCCCGAGATGCAGGTGAGGAACTTCACGGAGACATGGTACGAGCCGGTGCTTCGGGACATGATGTCTCTGGAAGCCCACTACGAGACGGACAAGAACATCCTGTCCCTGGTCGGCGAGAAGTACGCGCAGAACCTCGGCGACACATTCCGCGCGATCGGCCGGCCGGCGAAGCTCACGGTCAACGTCGGGTTTGGAAACCTGAACCCGCTCATGCGCATCGAGCGCCTCAGGGTGGGTCTGTCGACCATCGAGAGCTTCATCCCTGGGACGCTGGCGAGCGCGGATGTCAAGGAGATCGCGGGCGAGGTGTTCGGCGCCCTCGGGTTCAAGGACGGCGCGAGGTTCCTGCCGTCTCTGGCCGAGGATAAGGAGGTTGACCCGCTGGTCGAGCAGCTTCAGCGGCAGGTGCAGGAAATGCAGCAGCAGCTCCAGACTCAGATGTTCAAGGAGGAGACGAAGATCAAGGTCGCGGAGATCAACGCCCAGAACCGCAAGGAAATCGAGGCGATGAAACAGCAGAGCACCCAGTTCGTGGAGCAGCTCCGGGCCCAGATCAAGCAGATCGACCAGCAGCTCGCGCAGGAGCAGAACGAGATCAAGAAGCGCGAGCTGTGGATGCAGCGTGAGGCCCTTTCGCACACGATCCAGGAGGCCGAGCGTAGGATGACCATGGAGGAGGCCCGGTTCGAGCAGGAGATGACCCAGCCGCTGCCCGAGGAGGGTGGCGAGGATCAACTCGTCGAGAGTCTCAGGACCCCGTCGTCGGGCACGCCGATCGACCCACGGGATTCGACCGCGGAGATCTCGGACAATCAGGCCGGCGTCATCTCCCGCGGCGAGTACGGGGCGATCCCAGGTAAGGAAGGCTGATGCCGATCGAGGGCGGCGAAGGAATCATCACCGGAGATCGGCCGAGCGGGCTGGAGGAGGAAATGAACCAGTTTCCGCCCCACCTCGTCAAGGCCATCCAGCTCGGGATTGAGGTCGAGGCGTGGCTCGCCGAGCCGGTGGGGGTATATTTGTACGATCGCGCCGTGGGGCAAATCACGGCCGCGACCGAATCGCTCCTGGCGAACCCGGACATCAGGTCCGAGCAGGCCCGGGCCGACCATGATCAGGCGCGCATTGCGAACCTGTTCCTCGACTGGCTCAACGATGCCCTGAGCGACGCTAGGGAAGCACAGGCGACACTGGAGGAAGAGTATGGCCAAGAGGAAGGCAAAGACAGTTACTGACGACGCGGATCCGGAGTACGGGCCGCAGGACCTCGGCAGCATGGCCGAAAGGCGCGAGGAGATCGCCAAGCGGGCGCGCGCCAAGCGCAAGCCGCTCGGCGAGGAAGTGGACGTCGATGACGATTCATTGGCGGTCCTGCACGACGCGGATAGCCAGATCATCGGCGCCGGCAAGGCATCTGGGGACGCCGATGTGGATGCCGGCGAGGATCAGAATCCCGACTCGGACGGGCGCGGAACCAAGGCCGGTGACGAGGGGATTGCAAGTGAGCGGGTAGATGTGGTAATTTACGGTAAAACGTATTCGGTCCCCCGGAAGGATGTTGAACGAGCGGGCGGGATCGATGCGTACCAGGTGGACCGAGCGGCCCGGATGAGAATGTCAGAGGCGTCTGCCACTCTTCAGCGAGCGCAGCGCAGAGAGCAGGAGATCCGGAATCGCGAGGAAGATTTGGAACGGCGGGAGAAGCAGCTCAACGAGCGATCCTCCCGCACCCAAGAGTCCGAACAGGGCTCTGAGCCACCCAGCGAGGGCGCTCAAAGGTCCGAGAGCGATCACCGCCAGAAGGTGAAGTCGATCGTAGATCGGATCTTCAGTGGCAGAGTGGATGATGCCGAGCTGGCCATCGAGGAAATTCTCGCTGAGACCAGCAAGGCCGTCGACGAAGACGCCATTGTTGCGAAGGCAGTTCGGAAGCTGCAGGAGCAGGAGCAGGCCCAGCAGCAGGCCGAACGCACGAGGCAGGAGGAAGAACGCCGGTCTCGGGAGAGGCAGGATAGGGCCACGGTCAACCGTGTCATGCGCGAGGAGTTCCCGGACATTCTCCAGGACAGCCTCAAGCTCAAGGTTGCACGAGCGTACTTCCTGGAGATGCGATCCGATCCCAAGAATCTGGATCGGGACATCGCTGATATCGCCCGAAGTGCTGGTGAGGCGGCCCGGAACATCCGTATCGATGATCCCGAAGCCGAGCGTCGGATCCGAGAGGATGAAAAGCGCGATATGCCCTCCGAAACCTCAGCACGCCAACGCAAGGCGCCCGAAGACGACAAGCCGAGGATAGCATCCGCCAGCCAGCACATTAAGCGCATGCGGCAAGCGCGAGGACTTGCGCAATAACCCATGCTTGAGCGCAATCAACGGAGGATGTAACGATGGCAGGACAGTTGTGGTCAATCGATATTTTGGGCGGTTTCATGTACAGTGACGAATTGTCGGAAACGCTCCGGCTGGAGGTGTTGCCGGCAGTGAAGTTCCGACAATTCGCGGACGCGAAGGACGCGACCGAGAAGGGACTCCACAAGGGGGATACTTACAACTGGAACGTGTACTCGCGGGTAAAGAAGCGTGGTAGGAAGCTGGACGAAGACGAGTCGATGCCGACGTCGAAGTACACGATCACCCAGCAGTCTCTCACGATCGACGAGTACGGCAACTCGATTCCGTTCACGAGCAAGTTGGACAACCTATCCAAACAGCCGGTGACTGAGGTCATCCAGAAGGTGTTGAAGATCGACGCCAAGGAAGTCCTCGATGGTGCTGCGCACGGTCAGTTCAACCTGACCCCGCTGTCCGTCACCCCGACGGGGGGCTCGAGCGCTTCGTCCGTCGTGTTCGAGGAGGGTGGTGCGACGATCACGAACAACGTGGAGATGCGCAAGGCACACGTCCGCGCGATCGTGTTGGGGATGAAAGAGCGGAACATCCCGACGTACGCCAACGATGACTACTACTGCATCTCATGGCCGTCGACGTACCTGACGTTCAAGAACGACCTGGAAGCGATTTCGATCTACATCGAGACCGGTTTCCGGCACATCATGAACGGCGAGATCGGTCGGTACGAGTCGACCCGCTTCTGCGAGCAGACGCACATCCCGAAGGGCGGTGCTGTCGACTCCACGATCTGGGACTATGATACCGCCGACGCCTGGGACAACGGCAAGTCCGATTGGGCGTTCTTTCTCGGTTCCGACACGGTGGCAGAGGCGGTGGTTATCCCCGAGGAAATCCGGGGCCGGATCCCGACTGACCTGGGCCGCTCGAGGGGTATCGGATGGTATTATCTCGGGGGGTTTGGCATAGTACATGGACCCAACGGTGATGTGAAGAACGCCCGCATCGTTAAGTGGGATTCGGCTGCCTGATAGGTATGCTATAGAACCGCCTGGTCACAGGAGAAAATATGAGACCAAGCGGTTTCGTGACTTAATGGAGGAATGAGGAATGAGCAACTTTACCTATGACAGCCCGCTGCGAACCACGCACCGTCGGTCGGGCACCCCGACCGAGGCGCTGACCATGCTGATCCCGGTACCCTATGGGGTCGATCGGATGCGCTTGCGTCACGTCGGTGCCGTACTGAGTGCCGGGTCGAGCGATTCGACGAACGCGATCGAGGTCGGCATCGCCGGCGACGCGGACGCCTTCTACTCGGGCATCAGCCTGGCCGTCACCGCGGCGGCCCCGGCGGATGTTCACACGAAGGATCTGAGCGCGGTGACCCTGGACAACGCTGCTGCGGTGCTGGTCACTATCGGCGCAGATGCCGGCGCCACCGGGGACACGGTCGACTTCGACTTCGTCCTCGAGTGGTTCTGAGGCGCACCCACACCGAACCAAGGAGATTGAGATGAAGAAGGACATGGATTACGGGTACAAGGGGAAGGACATGGATTACGGGTACAAGGGGAAGGACATGGATTACGGGTACACGGACCCGCATGGCCGAAACTACCCGGAATCCACGGCCCAGGCCGAAGATTTCGGTGAGGTGAGCGGCGGCACGCTGGCCAACGGCCTGTATTGCAAGAAGCCGTTCATGGACTACCTGCCCGAGGAACTCGGTATGGGTACCGCTGGACCGAACCAGACCCCGATCGGGCCGGCAGAGCACTCCGCTCCGCGCGGCCACCGCTGGGGCTAAGGGAAACAGGGCGGAATATGCCGCTGCTTACAGGCCGGGCCAGCCTGACCCGGCCTTTTTTCTGGAGGTGACGCCATGTTGATGGAACTGCACAACGAGATGAGCGACCGCGTGCGGGTGGAGAACAAGTCGCACGCGATCGACGGTCAGAAGACCAAGTCGGGCGACTACTACGGGAGGAACACGCCCAATGGGGCTGGCTATAGGCACGTCTCAAGATCTCACGCCGAGATCGAGGCGACGCACATGGGCGACCCGTCGCTCGCGGACGGCGTGTCAATGCGGGTCGGGATGGGGAGCATGGACGAGGCAATCGATGACGGAGTGGGATACTGATGGCGAAATTCAACAGGAAGGCGCCGTATTCGGAGATCTCGGGTCACAGCGTGGCCAAGTTCTATCAGGCCGGGCACTATTTCAACGGCGCCGGCGTGGAGGTCTCTACCGAGGAGGCGGCCCGGCCATCGGGGATGACCCAGCGGGAACTGCAGGAGCTGAAGAAAGAGGGGCTGGAAGCTGATGAGACTGTCTCCTATACGGATACCGAGTCCACCGAAACCGAGCCCACCCCGGAGCCCGAGCCCACCCCGGAGCCCGAGCCCGAAGAGGGCGAAGAGTCGCTGGAGACGACGGACGACTGGCAGGAGAACTACGATTTGGCGATGGGCATGCATGCCAACGCGCTCAAGGCGATGGTCGAGGAGCTGAAGAGCCGGATGCTGGCCGACGGCACAGACGAGTCCGAGGTCGCGCACCTGCCGTTCACGGGAGAAGGGTCGAAGGCGAAGAACGCCCGGTTCGTGGCTGACAACACGAGCGACTGATGTCCCGGACCTACCTCGAGATCGTCCAGGACTTTGTCAGCGAGGTCGGTGTCGCGGGCGGCACCGGCCCAATCGACCTTGCCACGGGTCTCGAGTCCTCAGGGGTCTCAAGGGTGATCCAGTACGTCCGGGAGGCCCATCTCAGCATCTGCACGATGTGGCCCGACTGGGACTTCCTGTGGCTTGAGGAGACGGGGACCACGACCCAGGATCAGGTAGATGCCGGTGCCACGGTCCTACCGAGCGCCACCCCGAAGCCGCGCCGGTACAAGACCCAGCGCCACAGCTTCCAGATCCAGTCCGGGAACGCGTGGCGGGATGTCCGGTATCTGGAGTGGGATGACTTCAAGAAGATCTACAGGCACGGGTCACCGCGCACGCCGAGCACGACGCCGAACGCGTGGACATTCCGGCCAGACCGGACAATCGAGTTTTCGCATCCAATCGGCGGAGTGTTCGATTACCGGTACGAATACTACCGCGAACCCCCGAATCTGGTGAACGACGACGACGAGATCATCCTGCCCGACGGCTATGACCGGCTGGTTCTGGTGCGGGCCAAGATCATCTTCGCCGAACGAGAGAACGCGCCGGAGATCATGCAGGGCTCGGCCAACGAGTTCGACGAGATGGTCACCCGGCTGGAATCCAACTACCTACCCGGGTTCCGGGGTGGCGCCAGCCACGAGGAGCAGGACATGGTGGTCCGCGATGTTTAACATTGGTGCCCGGTCCAGGCAGGGCGTTCCCCAGCAGCGGATCAACAGCACCGACTACTACCCGTTCCGGGGCGGGCTGAACCTGATCGACCCATTCCTGTCCATCCAGCCCGGCCAGCTTCTGGCGTGCATGAACTACGAGCCGTACTGGCGTGGCGGTTACCGTCGGGTCAAGGGTTACGAGCGGTTTGACGGTAGGCCCCAGCCGCACAAGGCGAGGTTCATCACGATCGTGACCGATGGCGATGACTCGAACCTGTCGGTAGACGACGCGGTTGACTGGGATTCAGCCTCGGGTTCGGCGACCGTGATCTACGTGACCAACGGCGGGGACGTGACGATCGGGGACGTAACCGGCGATGATCCCGTGGTCGGCACCGTGTTCAACGGCAACACCGTCATTGCGGTGCTCGAGAACGACACGGGCACCGACGAGGAGAACACGCTGGCCCGCACGGCCGCGGAGACGGTGCGAAGGGACGCCATCCAGTCTGTCCCGGGGTCTGGACCCATCCGCGGCGTGGTCAACTACTGTGGCAATGTCTACGCGTTCCGCGACAACGTAGGGGGCACGGCGTGCGTGATGTACGAGTCGAGCTCGAGCGGCTGGACCGAGGTGGCGCTCAACCAACGTCTCCGGTTCACCGGCGGCGAACTGGAGATGGCGGACGGGGACACGATCACCGGTGCCTCATCCGGGGCCACCGCGGAGATCGAGCGGCTCCGGATCAAGAGCGGGTTCATATCTAACCAGTCGGCCGCCGGCTACGTGATCCTGAGCAACATCGTCGGATCGTTCACGGACGGGGAGAACATCACCATCGACGGCGTCCAGGCGTTCGTCGCAAGCGGGACGCTCGAGCAACAGGTCCTGGCCCCGGGCGGCCGCTACGAGTTCAGGATCTCGACCTTCGACAACAAGCTGGTCGACCCGCGCCTGTACGGCGTGGACGGCAAGAACGCACCCTGGGAATACGACTGCAACGACGGGGTCTTCGGGTTCATCGAGACCGGCATGGACCCGGACACCCCGAGTTTCATTGCCAACAACAACAACATGCTCATGCTCTCGTTCCAGGGCGGGAGCATCCAGAACAGCGCACCGAATGATCCGTGGACGTGGAGCGTGGTCAGCGGTGCCGGCGAGATCCTGATCGGTGATCAATGTACGGGGTTCGTCGAGGAAGTGGACAACGCGCTCCTGATCTACTCCGAGGAGCAGATCAAGATCTTGTACGGGCGGACCGCTGAAGAGTTCAACCTGGTGACCTTGAATACCGAGATGGGGGCCGTCCCTTACACCGCGCAGAGGATCGGTTCGACGGTCCATCTCGACCAGCGTGGCGTGTCCAGCGTGGTGAGCAGTGACCGGTTCGGGAACTTCGTGCCCGGGGACCTCAGCCAGCTTATCAAGCCGCTCCTCGACCAGAAAACCGCGAACGTCTTCGGCTCCCAGATATCGAGGTCGCTGAACCTATGGCGCCTGTTCTATACGGACGGCACTGCGGTGGTGCTCGGGTTCCACGGCACGGAACCGGCGGGCTTCACTCTCATCGATTACGGGAGACCGGTCACTGCCCTGTGGTCGAGCCAGACCGAGGGGAATATCGAGCGCGCCTTCTTCGGCTCAGACGATGGCTTCGTCTATGAGCAGGACGTGGGCAGGAACTTCGACGGGAATCCGATCGAGGCGTTCGTCCTGCTGGTCTTCTATCATTCGGGGAGCCCGGAGCAGAACAAGCGCTACCGCAAGGCCGTGCTCGAGATGTCCGGCTTCCAGGCCTCGATCTCGGGCTCGATCGACGTCAACTACGGCGGGACCGGCGCGACCGGGGCTGTGGTGCAGGAGATCGGGACCGAGGCGGCCGGCGGGTTCTGGGACGTCGCCGAGTGGGCGGAATTCAAGTGGTCTCAGGGCGTGGGTTCCGATCCCTCGTTCTATATCGAGGACACCGGCTTCAACGTCGGGCTGCACCTGTATCATAATTCGGCCACGGAGTTAGAGCACGTCCTCCACGGCATCAACATCACGTGGTCGCCGCGGCGGCTGAAGCGGGAGTTCTGACATGGCCAATCCGTACTACACGTTCGTCCAGACCTCGTTCCCCGGCCGCATCGCCCGAGCGGCGGAGATAAACAGCCAGCTCAAACTGATCGAGGCCGGGTTCGACGCGCTGGGTACGATCCCCGGCGGGGCCGACACTCAGGTGCAATTCAACGACGGCGACAACCTCGGCGGCGACGCGGATTTCACGTTCGACAAGGCGACGGACACTCTGTCCGTGGCCAATATCGCGGTCACGGCCTTCACTGGCGCCACGGCCACCCTGAGCGGCGCCCTGCAAGCTGCCAGTGCCACGGTGACCGGGACATCCGACCTGCAGGGCAATGTGACCATGGGCGGCACGCTGGCGGTGACAGGGAAGGCCACGTCGGCCGCCACGGTTGGCGGGGACGGGGCAACGACGGTGGTGACGAAGGGTTATGCGGAATCCGCGTTCGCTGGAGTGTCGCACACGCACGCCGCGGCCGACGTCACGGCCGGCACGTTCGCCAGCGCGCGAATCAGCGAGTCGAGCGTCACCCAGCACCAGGCGGCCATCGACCACGATGCGCTAACCAACTACAACGTCGCCGAGCACCGGGTCATCAATGATGCGTCCACGGCCGCCACGGACCTGTGGAGCGCGCAGAAGATCAACGACGAGATCCAGCAGGTGGTCGCCGGGGAAAACCCGCCGGCGGGTTCGGACGGGATGGTCCAGTTTAACAATTCGGGGCTCGCTGGAGGCCAGGCGGAGCTTTCATGGGACGACACGGGCTACACGCTGACCGTCGGGACGGTGACCAACGCGGGCGCGATCGACGTGGTCGGCGGCAAGGTCACGAGCGCGGCGACGGCCGGCGGGGACCCGTCGGGGACGCTCACGACCAAGGGCTATGTGGAGGCCAATTTCGCGGGCGATTCGCACACACATGCCGCGGCCGACGTGGTCAGCGGTGAATTCGATGAGGCGAGGATCCCGGGGCTGCCCGCGTCCAAGATCGACAGCGGCAGCTTCGGCGTCAGTCGTGGCGGCACGGGGCTGAATTCGCTGGTCGCGTCGAACTACGTTCGGGCCTCGACCTCGTCCTCGTTCGAGCTGAGGACGCCGGCACAGGTCCTCGCCGACATCGGGGGCGCGGCATCATCTCACACGCACGCGGCGGGCGACATCGTCAGCGGCGAGCTGGCGGAGGCGCGGATCCCTGACCTCGATGCGTCGAAGGTCACGACCGGCACTTTCGGGGAGGCGCGGATCCCCGACCTCCCGGCCTCGAAGATCACGAGCGGGGCGTTTGGGGAGGCGCAGATCCCCGGGCTGCCCGCGTCCAAGATCGACAGCGGCAGCTTCGGCGTCAGTCGTGGCGGCACGGGCAGGACATCCATATCGACCGGTTTCTTCCTGGTCGGAAACAACACGGCGCCGATGAGCAGCTTGAGTCCCAGCCAGGTCCGGGTTGACATCGGCGCGGCGCCCACGTCGCACACGCATTCCGCGGCCGACATCACAAGCGGCGTCCTAAGTGGGGACCGGATTCCCGGCCTCCCGGCCTCGAAGATCACAAGCGGCGTCCTAAGCGAATTCCGAATTCCCGACCTCCCGGTCTCGAAGATCACGAGCGGCGTCCTAAGCGTCACCCGGGGCGGTACAGGTATGGGGACCCACACGGGCAACGGTTTCCTGCAGGCGACCTCGAACGGGGCCAGCTTGTCGAGCATCACACGCGAGGCGGCCGCCGAACAGCTCGGCGCGCTCCAGAATCACATCGGGGTCGGGACGGCCGCGTCGATCACGGTGTCGACGTCCGGTCCGTCCGGTGGCTCCAACGGCGACATCTGGTTGCAAGTCTGATGCCGATGCACGTCCGCGATGCCGGGTCATGGAAAGAGGTCACGGCACCGAGCGTGCGCGACGGCGGTACATGGAAGGCGGTAAAGGGAGCGTGGGTCAAAGACAGCGGGGCGTGGAAGAAATTCTATTCGGCGGTTACCGTGATCCTGACGAATCTGGTGATAACCGATGCGGTGGATTCCGGCACCGCGATAGCGGGCATCGTCTTCGACAGCTCTGGGCAACTCAAGAAGAACGAGGGCGGGGTCTTGGCCGACATCTCGGGAGAGTGGCTGATCCCGTTCACGGGATCCGGGTATCGGGTGAGAGCAACCTTGTCATCAGGCACGACGCCGACATCCGGTCCAGCGCTCGACGCGTGGCACGCCCTGAGCACCACGCGCGAGTGGCGAAACGAGAGGGCGTTCGAGGGCGACAAGGCATCGGCATTATTCGTGGAGATCGATGATGGCGGCGGGAACGTATTGGGGAGCGCCACGTTCACCATCACGGCGAGCTTCGCGAGCGGGCTCTAACATGAGGAACTGAGCATGCGTATAAATGAAATCCTGAAGGAGTGGAAATGGGCGATCGTTATGATGGTGGTGGTCCTGCTGCCCGGTCTTGTATGGGTCATCGGCGATCGTTTGGGCGGTTCGGGAAGCATCGGGATGGTCGGCATCTTCAGCGCCCTGCTGGACGTTATCAAAGTCCCTTTCCTCGTAGCCTTTCTGTTCCTTTCGCTACGACTCCGGGATCGTCTCGGCGGCATTGACTGGAAGATGGCCCGGGACAGCATTCAGGCGAGCTCCATGGCCTCGGCGATCTATTTCGGGGCGTGGGTTGTGGCCGTCGCGCTGATCATCGCCGCGTCATGAACATTCGAGCCCTGATCGTTATCGCGCTCCTATCCTCGCCGGCCGCGGGCCAGATCGGGCACACAGAATACGACCCGCTCATAGAGCGCGCGTCCGAACGGTGGCTTCCAGGCGCGGACTGGGTCCGGTACCGGTCGCAGTTGTACCAAGAGTCCAGGCTGGACCCGGATGCCGTGTCCCCGGTCGGTGCCCGGGGCGTAGCGCAGTTCATGCCCGGGACGTGGCGGGAGGTCGCGGCGATCCTCGGCTACAGTGGATTCAGTCCGCATGTCGTTGAGCCATCGATCAATGCGGGCGCCTACTACCTGTCCCAGCAGATGCTGACGTGGACCGAGCCCAGACCGTATATCGAGGTCAGGCGCCTGGGAGAGGCCGGTTATAACGCGGGGACCGGCAACATCATTCGTGCGCAGAGGATTTGCCGGTCGATGCCCTGCGGTGGCGAATGTCGGAGGTGGGACGAGATCAGTCGTTTCCTGCACTGGATCACGGGCCATCACGCGCACGAAACGATCGGGTACATCAGGCACATTGAACACCGGTACAAACTGATGAAGGTGACACAATGATCTGGAAACTCATGATACCGGCCATAGCCGGCATAGCGCTCGGAGTGTTCATCGGGCAGAGGGTCGAGCGCGCGGCCTGGGCGGACAGGATGAGCGGCCTCGAGGAGGAGCACCGCGCCGAGCTCGCGGCCGAGCGCCGGGAGGGTAGGGAGAAGATTGAGCTGGCCAACGAGGAGCACCAAAGGACGGTAGACAGGTACAAGGAGATCATCGAACAGGAGCGCTCCAGCGCTGAGCGCGCCCGCAGGATTGCCGCCAGACGAGAGGAACGGATCAATGAAATCAACGAAGAGATGGAGGCCGTGGCAGAACGGTTTTCTGGTCGCAGTCATTGCCAGTGGGATGGTGATGATATCCGGCTGTGGAACGAGACAGCCGAGGCCATCAACCGAGGTATTCGTCAGGGAGTGCCCGGAGCCCCAGAAGCCGATCGCCCCTGAGGGGTCATTTGCCGAGATCCCGGAACTTTCACCCATTGATATCGAGGGTGGCGCGACACCCCCGGAGCAGGCCGATATTGCACTTCGTTGGGCTGTGAGTACAATGGGCAAATACAGCGTTCTCGCGGAACGCCTGAAATCATGGATGGAGTGGGCCGATGGCGAAGGATTTTCTGGACGAATCGACTGACAGCATGGAGAAGATGCAGAAGTCGGCCAAGGATGCTATCGAGCTACCGGAGCCCGTGGGCGGGAAGTCGAAGCCTGCGGGTCCCCAGCATCACCTAGCGGCCAACAATCAGGGCGCGACCCGGCCGCCGACACGCCCGGCGGAGCCCGTGGGCGGGAAGTCGAAGCCTGCGGGTCCCCAGCATCACCTAGCGGCCAACAATCAGGGCGCGACCCGGCCGCCGAGTTCGGGCACGGGAGGCGATCAGGCAATCACGCCCGTGGGCCCTCGGTCCCTATCGGACAGCGCGGGACGTGCGCAGCACAAGGAGTTCCTTCCCGAACCGTCCGTGGAGGCCAGAAATTCGGCCCAGATTGCGGGCGCGAACGACCAGAGGCCGGCGCAGACGTCGACCCCGCGGAATACGCCGGTCGGCTGGGGTGATGACAGGCCTGAATTCCTGCCGGAGATGCCGGAGAACATGCCGGGCCCAACGGAGTGGGAGGTCACCGAAGACCAGACCGTAGCCGGCCAGTTGGAGAACAACCTGTCGAAGGACTCCCCGTTGTTCGAGGTTCTCCAAGAGAGCGCGCAGACCAACGCGGCCAGAAGGGGCCTCAAGAACAGCCTTATGGCCCTGACCGCCGGAGAGTTGGCGACGGTGAGCAAGGCGTTCGAGATCTCGTCTCAAGATGCGGCGACGTTCGCACGGAGCGCAGAGTTCAACGCGATCACCGCGAACCAATTTTCGCAGGCCGAGCAGGCGTTCATGCACTCGGCGATGCTCTCGGAGCAGAATTTCCGTCAGGCATCGAGGCTCCAGCAGGAGCAGATACAGGGCGCGATCGACCAGATCTCGGCCGAGATCCGGGGCAGGAGCCGGCTCGCGGAGCAACAACAGGACCACTGGCTGCAGCAGTCGGGGGTCATGCACGCCCAGAACCTCGAATCTATGGAACTCAATCACGTACTCGACGTGGAGCGGCTGGGCGTCGTGCAGGACTACAACCTCGAGTCCATGGCGTTCCAGACGGAGTCGCAGATGGCGCTCGCCGGGTTCAACTCGGACCTACAGGCGGCGCTCATGGACCGACAGTTCATGCAGAACCTGCAGTTGAACGAACAACAGTTCGGTATGCAGCAGTCACTGCAATATCAACAGCAGGTCTTCGGCATGCTGCAGACGGAACTGGCGATGATCGGCCAGATCGGGAGCGGCGACCTGACGCCCGAGCAGATGCAGCACGCGATCGGCCAGCTGAGGCCGGCGGTCACCGAGAACATCAACCTGATGGCCACGTTCTTCAACGCCAACGGGGGCCCCGCGGCCCAGTCCGGGATCGGTGGGTCGCCGTACCACGACTACCTCTCGTACCATGGTTCGCCGGCAGCGTCGTCGGGTGGCTACGGCGGCGCGACCGGGCAGATCGGTGGGGGAATGTCGCTGCCTGACGCCGGCGGAGGCGCGACGTGAGCGTCCAGCAGATGAAAATGACCGACCTGGCCGAGACCATTGAATACGGGATCCGGATGAAGAACCGGACCGTGTACCAGAAGCTCGAGGAGTCGAGGGCGATGATCGCCTTCGCGTTCCGCCGGGCGATCTCGAGCGCGACCGAGCAGTGCTTCATCCTCATGGACAACGGGGTCAAGGGGTTCATCCTCCTGACGGCGGTACCGTACTGGTGGACGGATCCCCGGGGGGGCGCGCGGTACGTCACCGACCTTGCGTTTTTTTCCTCGGTGCCCGGTGGTGGTGCCGAGCTGCTGAAGGCGGCCATCGCGTGGTCAAGGTCCGTGCCCCGGGTCGTGGAGTTCACGTCCCAGCACTCCTCGGGCATGCACGAGAAGACCATCGGCCAGGTCTATAACAGCGTCGGGATGAGCAAGCTGGGTGACGCGTACTGGATTACATTGTCGGAGGCCGCATGAGCGAGAACTGGAAACCCGTGGATGGATACGAAGGACTGTACGAGGTCTCAGATCTGGGGCGCGTGCGGTCGGTCGAGCGTACGGTCACGGATCGCAACGGACGGGAGATGCGCTGGAAGGAGAAGGTTCTGGCGCTACCGGGGAAAATGGCTGGTAACAAAATGACCGCCGAAGTTGCCCGAAGGATTTTCAACCTCGAGGGGCATATCACACGCAAGAGCATTGCGAAGTTTTTTGGTGTGACGACGGCGACCGTCAGTCATATCTTGAATGGAAAGACGTGGTCCCACGTGACTGGGGCCGGAGGTGCAGTAAATGTCTAAGGTCATAAAAGGCGTGAAGCGCGGAATTAAGAAGATAGGCAAAGTCGTGAAAAAGGTTGCCCCGATTGCGTTGATGGCGGCGGCCGCTTACTTCACCGCCGGTACCGCGCTATCGTTTTTCGGCCCCACCCAAGCCTTCGCAGCCAGTTTGCCCGGTTTCGGGGGTGCCGGGATTTTCACTAAAGCGGCCACGTTCATGGGCATTAATGGCCCGGCGAACGCCGCTGCTGCCAACGCACTTGGCAGCGCCGGGTCCCAGATTGCAGCGGGTGGAATAAGCGGCATGATGAGCGGATCGTCTGTTGCACAAGCCGCTAGTGGTCTGGCATCGGCTGGATTCAGTTCGCCGGCTGCGTCCCTTGCTTCCGCCGGTGGCAATATCGCAAGAGGTCTGAGCGGCGGCGGGAGTGCCGGTGGCGGTAATGCCGCCGGAGGTGTCGGAGGTGGTGCCGGTGGCGGTAATGTCGGCGGTGGAAGTGTCGGAAGTGTCGGCGGCGGAGGTCGCGGGGGGTTCTTCTCCGGAATGAATGCGGCAGACAAGCTGCTGATGGCCAAGACGGTGACCGACGTTGCCAGCGGCCTGTTCGCGGATGAGCCCCGGGACCCAAACAAGTATTTCTGGGGCGCGAATCGCAAAGGCGAGGGGATGGACATCATCCGGGGCGGCCCGCGCGCGCTGCCGGCGAATGCCGGACAACGGCCGACCACGGATGACCTGTACGGGGCCGGAACGCCAGAATTCTTGCCGGAGACCAGACAGCCGCCGAGAACGGGTGCAGATCGACAGATGGATCAGTACCGGCAGCGAAGCCGTCGCACCGACAATAGCGCCGGCGAAGGCGAGGACTTTATCTGATGGAATTCCTACCCGAAGAAGAGCAGGGCTTGCAGGAGCAACTGGAGCCCGAGACCCAGCCGCCTCAGGGGCTGCCGCATCTGGACACGAGCGGCACTTCGCTTGGGGGTGACCCGTACAACATGGTCGCCCCGGGTGCGATCCCGCCCGAGGAAGACGTGCGGCCGGATGCCGTGCAGGCCTATCAAGAGGACCTGGTCGCCCGGGCCATGATGTTCATGTCCGACAACCGGAAGGCGGAGGGCATGCAGCAGACGCCGGCAGACGCAGTGCTCGCGCGTCTGAACGTGCGCGGGAGCGCCGCGCCGGAGGCGATCGGGGGCACGACCGCCGAGATCATCATGATGATCAAGAACAACGCCAAGCGGCAGGGCGTCGAATATCCCTCGGAGTCCCTGCTCGGCGGCGGCATGGAGGTCGCCCAGTTGCTGATGGATCTGGCGCGAGACGGCGGCATCTTCCCGGACATTCCGGAGAATGAGGACGATCCGCAGTACGAGGACCTGGCGACCAAGGCGTTGCTCGAGGCGGTGAGGGTCTACGGCGAGCGCATGCTGCAGACCGGTCAGGTCAACCAGCAGGAATACTCCCAGATGCTCACCGAGATGATGGAAGAGGAGGCCGCGCTCGGGGAACTCGATGACTGGGACCCCAGCCAGTTGATGAACCCGGAGGCGATGCACAACCTGATCAACCGGGGCGTCGGTCTCGCCCAACAGAAAGCGGCGGCTCAACAGCAGCAACAGCCGCCCGAGCAGGGGGTCTGACATGGGCTTGAATCTACAGAAGGGACTCGAGGGCCTGAGCCAGGGATTGTCCGGCCTATACGAGCACCAGATCTACAAGGATCAGGCGTCCCGTCAGGCGCGGCTGGACGCGGCGACGCAGGCGTTCCGTGAGCGGCAGATCGCGCTTCAGGAGAAGCAATTCGCGTCCGACGATGCATTCCGCGCCGAGCAGGCTGAGTTCCAGCGGGGCCAGACCGAGTTCATGAACGAGTTCAGGACCGAGCAGCTCGACCTCGATCGGCAGGCGACCGAGGCGAATATCCAGCAGGGCGCGGCCCAGACGGACATCGCCGCCCGGCGCGTCGACATTCAGGAGGAGTCGCTCCGGTGGCAGCAGGAGCAGACCGAGCGCGCCAACGAGATCGCGGCGGCGAACAACAAGCTCGAGCTCTACGAGCAGACGAAGATCCGGTCCGAGGAGCGTGCCCAGGAGCTGCGTGACGCGCTACGCGAAATGGAGGGCGATCTAGCGACCAGTGAGGAGGCCCGCGCTCGGCAAACGAGGTTGATCGAAGACGAATTGTTTGAGCTCGCGATCAACGAGACCGAGGTCGCGATGGCCGCGGGCATCATCTCCCGCGAGTCCTTTGGCGAGCAGGGGCAGGAGATCATCGGCCGACTAATGGAGATGCCGGAGTACTCGTACAGCGAGGCCGAGGCCATCGCCGCGCTCAATCTCGGCATGGTGGACACGGAAGCCATTGCCCCCGATCGGCCTGATGATCGTCGCGCGCCGCCCGGGGGTGCCGAGGGCCCGGACGCCAGCGGGTCTCGGACGACCCAACCGACCGGAGATCAGGAGCCGTTCCTGACCCGGGCAGGCCGGTCGACCCGCAGCGTCTTCGAGGATTTCACGGACAAAACTGCCTTAGAATGGGGAATGTGGTTCCGCGACGCGTTCACACTTCCGGGGAACCCGATGGATATCGGACTCGAGGCGGGTCGCGAAATCGGAGCGGCCGGGGCGCAGTTCATAGAAGGATTCACGGAAGAGCAGCCGCGCTCCGACGGCCGCTGATCATGGCCGAAGACATCCTCCGACCACGGGTCAACCCCGTATTCGATCGGGCGGCAAGGTCCCGATCAATCTACCAGTTGCCGGAGCCTGCGGTCCCTGTCCCCTCCCCGGACGACTTCGGTGAGGTTGGGGGCATGGACTTCGGCAAGATGCTCATGGGCGGGTTCGCGAACATCGGCTCCGGCCTTGGCTGGCTGGCGCGAAAGACCGGGGCGGATCCCAGGGGCCTGATCGAGACGTCTTTCAACGACGCGGTCGACTGGTGGAACAACAGCCTGTCGGACGCCGCGAAGCACGAGGTGGCCAAGAAGTTGGTGACCCGGGACGAAGATGGCGACCTCACGTGGGGTGACGCGGGCCTCACGTCCGTCGCGCTTCAGGCCACGGGCATCGCGCCCGACGTGGCCGCCTCATTGCTCGGCGGCGGCGGTACGGTTAAGGCGCTCAGGATGTTCGCCAACCCGATGGGTCGCAAGGCCCTCCAGGAAACGATCGAGGCAGGAGCAAAGGCAGGCGCCAGTATTGAGGCGCAAAGAGCCGCCTTGCAGGCGCAGAAAAAACTGGCGATGGTCGACTCGGCGCTCGGCATTGGCGGCTTCGGTGGCTTTGAGGGCGTATATGCCGGCGCCCAGAACGCGGGCGAGGTCGAGCAGATGATCATGGCCCGACCCCACGAAGACCTCATGGCATCCGAGCGCTACCGCCAGATCTTCGACGCAACCGATGATTCATCCCCGATCGAGGAGCGGATCCAGTACGCCAAGGAGACGCTGAGGCAAGAGGCCGGCACAGAGGCGTTCTGGAAGTCCGGTATAGCCACGGCAACACTCGGCGCCCCGGCCGGCGCCTTCTTCGGCAAGATGCTCGGCGCGGCCAGTCTGGCCAAGCACGGTTCGTCCAAGATCCCGGCGTTCGGGGCGATCAACGAGCGGATGGCCGGCGGGGCGGCCACCCGCGGTGGCGCGGTGGCAAGAGGGGGGTTGATGGAGGGCGTGACCGAGGGCGTTCAGGAGGCGACGGAAACGGCGATCGCCCTCGATGTTTTCAACCGGGCGGCGGCCGGCGACGAGGATCTGCTCGCCGAATCGATCAACGCCGGGATCCTCGGCTCGATCGTCGGCGCCGGCGCCGGTGGCGGGTTCGGCGCCGTGGGCTACACGAAGCCCGGGGTCCGGGACTCGGATCCGGACCTGAACAACGTGGACTTCAGATCCTTACGGCTCGACACCACGGAGAAGCTGCAGCAGCGGATCCAGAATTCAGACATAGACCAGATGACCGATCTGGCCCAGAAGTTCGAGCAGATCCAAGCGCTCGAGGCCGAGGGCACCAGCCGGCTGGAGACGCTGGCCATGTACGACGTGCTGGCCGAGACCGGGGAAATGCCAAGAGCATCCCGGGGCATCGACGCGGAATTGAACGACGCGAACCCGGACCAGTTCGCAGCGGCCATGCAGAAGATCGCCAAGGTGATGACGCCCGAGCAACTCAATCACGTGCGGACCATCGACCCGATCACCACGGTCCGGAATCTGGACGCTCTGCGGGGAATGCCACCGGAGGCCGAGTACGTGGCCCTCAGGTCCAATGCGCAGGACGTGGTCGGCAACGAGGCGGGCCCGGAGGCCGGCCGGTGGTTGGCCGGGCATATCGGGCGCAAGCTGTCCGAGCGCAACATCGACGTCTATCACGCGGGGGACGGGACGTTCATCGTGCCCGCGAAGAGCAAGCGCGAACAACGTCGCCTGCGGGATGCCGTGGAGGAGATCGAGCCGCTTACGCTGACCAAGGGTGATCGCGAGATCGAGGTCCAGCCCGGTATCGTCATGGAACGCGCTGCCGCCGATCAGAGTATCGACCCGTGGCAGCCGGCCGTGGAGGCGGCCCGGGCCAACGTGGGCAAGCCGACCATCAGGATCCGCCCAAGCAGCCCGGCGTCTTCTGATCAGTCGGCCCAGACCCAGCAGCCGACACCGGCCGTGGTCGACGCCCAGGCCTCACCGGAGGAGGCGACGGACTTGATCGAGCAGGCGGCCGCCCAGTCGGCGACCAGCCCGCAGAACAACCTGGAGCCCAGCCAGCAGGACCTCGAGGCCGGCAACTACCAGAAGGGCCGCGTGAGATTCCAGCACGGGATCGACGTCTCGATCGAAAATCCGATCGGGAGCACCCGGAAGGGCCGGGATTCTCAGACCGGTCGAGCGTGGTCGAGGACGATGCAGAACCACTACGGGTTCATCGAGGGCACGCAGGGCAACGACGGGGATCCGGTCGACGTATTCCTCGGCTCGGCGCCGAACAACCCGCTGCGGCCGGTGGTTGTGGTCGACCAGTACAAGCCGGACGGGACGTTCGATGAGCACAAGGTGATGCTCGGGTTTCGGACGCCCGAAGCGGCGCTCGAGGCCTACCGTCAGAATTACCCGGATGAGAATGTCGCCGAGGGCAGTGCGACCACGCTCGGGTTTCAGGAGTTCAAGGCGTGGCTCGACGGGGCGGACAAGTCGCAGCCGGTCGGCCCGCCACCCACTCATGCCGAAACAGTACGAAGCGATCAGGGACGACCTGATCAAACGGGGCGTGCCCGAGCATTTGGAGAAGGAATGGGCGGCCGTGATCTACAACAGCCAGAAGTCACCGGGCCAGCCGGCGGCCGGCAAGCACCCAACCAGGAAGAACAAGCGCCATCGCTGACCGAGGACATCGACGCGGTACCCAAGACCGAGCCCGGGCGGTTCCGATTCTCGGTCGGCACCGTCAAGGACTCTGAAGTCAGGTTCAAGTCGATCACGCCCGTGACCTCCACGGTGAACCCGGAGCTGTCGTTCCGGACCAACCGGCAGGGCGAGATCCTTGTCTCGGGGCCGATCCCCGCCATCCGCGCCGTGCTCCAGAGCCGTGGCATCGACGTCAAGGGCCGGGTCAACGCGGCCGGCAACCTGCTGTTCACGCCGAACGCCACGCCCTCGGTTCGCTCCGCGCTCATGGGCGAGACGACCCTTCAGGGCCGGGCCGGTATCGTCACCGAGCACCGGCTGGACAAGGATGGGAACTGGGTCGGTGCGCCACCGGACTACCCGACGGAGAAGACGTTCAAGAAGCGCCGGGCGATCGCCCGCCAGCTCCTCGACGAAGGATTCGAGGGTCGGGAGTGGTACGAGAAGTCCGCTCAGGGCGCGCTCAAGATGTTCGGCGGAGATGAGCAGAAGGCCAGAAAGTATCTGGGATTGCTCGCGATCTACA